CGTAAGCATTTTAACCTCTAGGCCGCCCCTGCTACTACGTAATCGTCGCCCGCGTCAACGTCATCATCGCCCGCTATGACGATATTATGATCAATCCGCGATATCGTCCCGCCGCCTTCTAGCTCGTCATCTCCGAACAACTGGTAGTACCAATGCAGGCCCTCGCGACTGAGCAGAAAAACAAGCGCGTTCGCGTAGTCGCCTTCTTTCGTCGGGAGCTTTATCACGATACCGATTTCAAGCCGCGAGCCAGTCGGATTCTTTACCGATACCTCGATAGTCCCGTTTATAGGCTCTAGCGCTTTCATCGCCGCCGCGCGTATCGCATTCATATTCGCAACGGTCAGTTGTTTATTGCAAGCGTCTTGGAAGTCCGAGCCGGTTATCGCGTTACAGCCTAACAGCTTTGTGCCAACCCAACCGCGCCGAGTGAATAGACAAATCAAGACGGCGTTTGTTAGGCCCTTGTGCATCGTCGGTTGTCCGCCACGAAAGACGATATCGGAACCATTACCCGTGATAGACATCAAGGGATCGCCGCCATATCTATTCGCCTGTCGTAGCGCTTTCATGGGATCAAGACCGTTTCTGATTTTGCCTCAGATATGTCAGCTAGCGATTGCATGTCTACATTAGGTGGAACGCCTGCTGGCATGCCCTGAACCGTAGAGCTGCCAGGAATATATTCAGAAATAAAATCGTTCCATTTGCCCTGTAAATCATTGAAGGCGCTTTCTAGTTTTGAAAACCGCACTGCAAAATCCTCGCCGCCGTTGATCGTTACGTTTCCGTCAACGTCGAGCTTGAGCGTTGCCTTTACCTCGCCGGTATCATCCGAAGAGTAAAGCAAGCGCTCGCCCTCTTCGATTTCAGTCGGGTCAATGCCGTCATCCGATGCGATAGCGATCTTAAAGCTAGGGGTTATCGAGACAACAATAACGGCAGTATCAATAGGCGGAACGTAGGTTTCTCCGACCTGTGAAAACAATTGAACGCTCTGAACATCGAGGTCATCATCGTCGCTAAAGCTAACCTGTAACATGATTACGGTTCGATCGCTTGAGCGGTTTTTCTTGTACTCAACGCCTACGACTATTCCGGCTTGAATGTATGGGGTTGCCATTATTCGCCCCCCGTTACTTTGGCTTTTTCGATAATTACATCTTCGGGGAATCCACCCATACCGGTGACGCCGATCTCAGCCAATGCGGTATCAATGCCGGACGGTCCCTCTTTCGTAAATATGTTACGCGGAATAAGTTGATCGCTATAGCATTGAGGCGGTATGACGTCTAACACCGCCGTACAGCCGTTATTATCATAGATGTATTCAACCCCGCGAACGAGCATATCAAAGCCCTTATGCAGAAAAATCGCCGGGGATTGAACCGTTACGATTACGTTCTCTTTCCAAAGGTCGGTTGTGTTCGGTATATACCAATCCTTTACCGGGATTTTTATTTTCAACGCATCGGCGTACGCGTTACGCATCAGCGCCATTACCGTCTTCTCGACGTCGGCAATTGTCGCGTTATCGCAACTAGTAGACATCTGCCGGGTTTCGGGAACTTGGATATCGGTATAGGTTGTCGCGCGGTAATTCGTCTTCGGTTCGTACGCTATTTTTATGCGCTTTCTTCTGTGAGCCGGCCCGCGTTTCCCTTTCTTTTTTCCGTTACTCTGTATCGTCGCCGGGTTTTGAGTGGTTGCTCGATACCGGTTAAAAAGATCGCGTCCGTCCCACGCAGCCTTTGCCTCACTAAGAGGATTCTTGTCATTTCCTAAAACGCAAACGGGCTTACTCTTTGTATTCGCGCTGATAAGCGTTACCTTACCCGTCGCCGTACTCGTTACCAGCATTCCGAGACTGTTAGCAAGCTTCGATACGAACTCAAACATCGTATCTTCTGGGTCCGCCGTGGCTCTTTCAAAAAAATGCGGCTTGATTTCTGACGTTTCCTCATACTCTAGGCCGAGTTGTTCAACTAAAGATTTAGCGATTTGGTCTAGTCGCGCGTAATGAATTTCAAGCGGTGGGTAGATAACCGAGTCTACGAAATCCGCCGCATAAGAAGCGCCCTCGATTTTCGCGTAATAGCCGCCAGTTGTGAAGTCGATTTCGGGCTTATAGAGCCTACCAGTGAGAACAAGTTCCTTGCCAAGATAGACTTCAACGTCTTCGAATCCAAACGGCTTGAACGGAAACTCTTTGAACGTCTCGTCAAGCGGGATAGTCGCCGTAAACCCATCGGCGCAAGTCTCGATACTACGCTTCACGCGGCCATTCGTGACGTTGACCTTTTTACCATCTATGATAACGGTCATCCTATTTGGCTCGGACGAATCGTCCAATACGCCAGACGCTAGGCTACTAACGAGAGAGTCAACGCTAGACATAAATCGCGACCTCTCGGCCTGCGGGTAATAGGATGATGTCAGCGCCCTTTAGTTCGTTCGTATCAATTAGAAAATCAACCTTCTCGAAATCGTCGTAGTATTCCGCCGCGAGCATCACCGGAAGCGTTGGCCGTTGTAGCGTTATTACCTGTTTTATTTTCAGGTCAAAGCTTACCTGTAAAATGTACTGAATCGTAGCGCTCATCAATAGCGCGAGGTCGGTATAGGTTTGCTTTTGCGCGAAGAATTGCGCGTCAACAAAGTTGCCATTATAAGCCGCTTGCTGCTCTTCTAATCGCGCGATGATATCATTGAAAAGAGCGCTTATCTCGCTCGCCGTATCAAGCGCTTCTTCACGCGTTTTATAGTCGCTAGTCGTAGCAATACGCGCGAGCGCGTTGATGCACGAGGATAAGGCAAGGTCTAAAACGAGTAGGTTGTTCCTTTGCGTCGCTGCATTGCTCGTACGTTTTAGCGGAGTCGTTGCGCCGCCAGGCATGAGCGCAAAAAGCCCGATCGCCAACTCGCCATAACCGTCTAAACGCTTCTTACGGTCACGCGTTGCCAACGCTGGGTATTCTACAAGCGCTTGCAGTTGCCCGCCCAATTCGGCAAGCGGAATCGCAACCGCGTTCAGACTGTCGGTAATGCCTACGTGCACGGCGGACATGGCGTCATCAACGGCGTTTACCGTGCCAAAAAGCGGGTATAATGCCCAGTCAACTACGTTCTCTATACCCTGCGAGGTCGTCTTGATAACGTGCTTTAGCGCGCCCGTGGCCGCGTTCAGCTCCGCTACAAATTCCGATAACGCTCCGAGGCTAACCGCGCCCATCTTTTCGTCAACAATCCCTGCTAGCTCGCGAGCCGTCTTTAGCTCTTTCGGGTCTATGTACTCAATCCAATCCGTACTAACCCTCGTGATCCCGTCGTTGCTATTCACCATTTCGACGGATACCAATTGCAAACCGTAGAATCCGTGAACCGGGTGTGTCATCTCCCACTTACCGCGCTCTTTACATGCCGCGAAAAACGCGCGCGCGTCAACGTCGTTGTTCCGTCCGTCGAACCAGAGGTCAAGCGGAATGCGCATTGGTCCCGCGTCCATATCCTGAATGATCGCGCCTTTGACAAGCGGCATTTCGTAGATGCCTAAACGCTTTTCAAACTTAAACGAATCATCCCCGCGATAGCGTGGCCTAAACTCTGTACCCTTCGGCGATTTCAGAACGAGATCCGCCTCTAACCGTTCCCACCATGAATCAACCGACCCAAGGAAAACGTTTTTAATCGTATTAGCAGCGTCATCAATAAACGACATGCTATTGATCCCCGAGGTTCATAGTTATCGGCGGCGCGCCTTCTGTTGTTGATTCGGCGGTAGTGCCCGAGGGGGCTCCCGCGATGTTTATATTTCCTCTGAAATTTATTTCTCTTCTATCTATGCTCATTCCCACTTCTGGATCTACGAATTCATCGGCATACCCCGCAGGTGCACTTCCTAAAAACTTCTGTAATTTATCTTCCGCCGCCGCCTGTTCATCGGCTATCTGTTTGCCTCGATAACCACGGCTAGCGGCGTCTTCTTTCCCGGTAAGTTGCCGTAGCGGATTGAAATAATGAACCCATTCCATAGCCTTTTTTAAGGGCTCGACTATCCAGGTATAGAGAAACTCGCCAATCGCCTTAATGCCTTCCATCCACGATTTCTTGAATTCATCCCAATTCATAATCAGTAGGGTAAGCGCCGCGACCGCCGCGCCTATGCCGATAGCTATCCAGGTGATGGGATTGGCGAACAACGAAGCGTTGAACGCGAGAGTCGCGACCCATGCCGCATGAATCGCGTTGCGAAGTCCCCACATAAAACCAACGGCCTGTAAAGCTTGCGCCGTTGTTAATCCAATCAACGCGAGTTTATAGGCCGCGAAACCGGCGGTTAGCGGTATTATAAGGTTAGATAGCTCGCTTGTTACGGTTATCAGCGTACGCGTAAAGTCAATCGCGCCGCGCAAAGCGTTGAGAACTGGCGCGATGTCAAAGTTTTTTATCTTCTCGCTAAAAGCGTCAACCGCGCCAGATATGTCTTTTGAAAACACGTCAGCGATCTTCATGCCATGTTCAATAAATGCCGACTTCATGATCTTCAATCTGTTCGGCAAACTCTGACCCATTGCATCCGATAGCTCTTTAGATGCGCCGCTCGCGTTTTGAAGCTTCTTTTCAAACGCGTGGATTGTCTCGCCGCCAGCCCGCATTAGGATCGTTGCACTCGCCACGGCACGCTCACCAAACAGGTGCGTATAGGCCGCCTGTCGCGTAGCATCGTCAAGGCCTTCCGTCTTACGCCGTAACTCGTCTAAAATATCAATCATCGAGCGGAGTTTTCCGTTCTCAGAGATGTTGATTTTATATTTCGTAAGCTGCTTATCAACTTCGGCGACACCACTCGTTAAGCGTAAATACATATTGCGTAACGCCGTACCCGATTCGCCGCCCTTTATGCCAGCGTTAGCCAAAATACCGAGTTGCGCGCCAAGCGTTTCAACCGATGCGCCTAAACCCGTAGCGATAGGCGCAACGTCCCTCATGCTCTCAAATAGCAGAGTCAAGTCGGTTGATGTATCAACGGCAACGCGTGCGTATACGTCACTAACCCTGGTCAAATTCTCCGTAAGCTTCGCCGTGTCGCTCGTCATCAATCCAAGCGAAGATAGCGAATTCGCCGCGATATCCGAGGCTTGAGCTAAATCAGTGTCAGCAGCGATCGCAAGCCGCGCAACGCCGGGAAGTGTTGCCATAGATTGCGCCGCATTGAATCCGGACGCCGCGAGATAGTCAATACCCTTGGCAGCTTCCGCCGCTGAGAACGGAGTTATTTTTGCTACGTTTCGCGCCGCAAGGGCGAGCGCCTCAAACTCTTCTGTCCCGCGTTTTATTTCGAGTTTCGACGCGGCGCTTGTGACAGCTTGGTCAAAGTCTAAATAGGCATCTTTCAAACCGCCAATGGCGGAACTGGCTAAGCCAAAGCCCTTGCGTATGATATCGGCGCTAAGAATGCCGGTTAGAACTGACTTGAACGACAAGGCGTTTTTACTAGCCGTATCAAACACGCCGCCAAGACCGCGCCCGAATTTCTGCGATTCGCGCGACATCTCGGAGAAAACATTGGTTAGTTGGTTTTCCCCTCGAAATACAGTGCTAACGACATAATCGGCCATTTTGGTTTAACTTTGCCTCATGTTCGTTGAGTCGTTTTGACTTTGCATCCTGTATCGCCTTGAACCAGTCATACCAATAAGAGAGTTGCGAGAAACTCATCGATTCAATTGTCAGGGGGTCTATTCGGGAATAAAACAGCGCACCGCACATCATGTCGATTTCGTCTACGCTAAAAAAAGCAGAGTGCCGAGCCTTTCCATATTGCGGTTATCGACCGATAGAAGGTCGGGCAATAGGGTCTTGTCTAGCCCGGTTAGATAGCCGACGAATAGCAAAAGTCGTTCGTATTCATCGGCGTCTTTTGCGAGCTTCATCGCGATTTGTTTAGCGCGTCCGCTAACCTCTTTGTACTCGATAGTATTCGGAATTTTTTTATACGCTCTAGCAAGATTCTGTTTTACCACTATTCCGTCCGCGCCGATCTCTACCTCTACCTCACCGCGCCGTATCGAATCGATAATGTCCGAGCGGATCGCCGCGCCCTGGATAGGTAGAACGCGGTCGAGCTTGATCCGGTAATAATCCAGTAAAGAATCGATTTGCGCCGCCGCGCTCTCTTCACTTAGTTTGAAATCGTCGCTCATAACACCCCTACGCGATCACTACTTCGAATTGATAAAAGGCATCCATGCGTAACGTTAGCGTTCCCTCCATTTGGGAGTACTCGCCGACCTCGCTGAGGCTTACATTGGAGTCCTTGTACATCGTGCCCTCGGCATTTGTATAACTACCTTTTAAAGGCTTATCTGCCATAACAGAAATCAGAGCATCGTATTCATCGGGAGTAAGCACTAATTTAATGCCACTGATAAAACATGTTTGTCTGACACTTTTCTCAGATGACCCCTTGTAATATAATACCTTTTCTGCTTTTTCAGGTATGTTTTGCACCTGTACATCGGCGTCCGCCGCGATGTTAAACGAAACACTATTTAGACTAAAAACTCTTGAGCTGCCAGACATGGTTCATAATCCTTTCTATAGCGCGATAGCTACGCTCGCGTCGAATTGAATAGCCGTGTCGATAACGTTTGGAATCACGCGCAATAGAACCGGCAACGTGATGTCATAACCATTAGAAAGAGCGCGAAGCGAGATAAAGCCGCTCTGCTTGATTTGAGCGATCGACCATGCCGCCGACCAGATGTAACTTTTCGCTTCCCAACTTTTTAAAAGGCCGATAAGATCATCCATGACGTCGCCAGTGTCGCGCGCCTTACGCCGTGCCGTAACGTCGGTAACCATCAATTTGTCGGCTACCACGCTACAACCGATCCACTTCGTCGAGTGGAAATTCACCCGCACGTCGTTCAAGAAATTCTGAACTAGCGGAAGGTTGCAAAACTCAGCATAACCATTAGAAGCCGCCGGGATATTGTCCGAGTGATAGAACGTTACGACGTCGCTAATCATAACCGAGCCGCCGTTGACGTACGTGCTACCAACGCCGTTTTGCTTCGCGTTGTCTCTGTCGTCTAGGTTTTTACACCAGTTATCCTCCATACTGCCGCCGATAATGTTCGCGAGCGGAATCTCCATATATGGAGCGCCCGGTATTTGCGACGCGATGCGCTCGGCTACTCCGAGTACGTTCGCCGCGATATGACACGGATGATTCGGTGAGCCGGGAACCGCGATAACGCCCGTGGTACGGTCGGTTTCCTTCCTATCCTCGCCTAGAGCCAATAGGGCGCTAAGTCCGCCAGAACCCGCCGTATTGTCTCCGATTAGCGAGCGGAGCGGCTTCGAAACGGTGTTGGCATAGCAGCCGACTTTCTCGTTTCCTACGCCGTTGTATGTTGAGAGAGCGTCGAGATTCGTCGTGTCGGTAATGCTGCTGGGAATTAATACGGCTGTAAACTGTCTGTCGTTCGCCATGTCTTCTGTGCCAAGGCTTTCAAGCGCCGTCTCGATATCGATGGTTCCCGCGCCGCCCGTCATAGCCGTAATAGAGGGCTCGCCGAGTCCTAGCGGAAATTTCTCGTTAAATCCGTAGTTGAACCCTAGCGAGAAATCCCAACCGGTAAGCCCGGATTTTGCGGTGACAACAAGCTTTTCTTTTGTCGTGCCATCCTTCGCTACGGTCACTGGCAAATCATACATGCGACCGCACGCGACCACGATCTTGTCAACGACGGCCTCTCCATCATCGCCAACTGCAAGATTTATATTTAGTACCTTCTCGCCGCCAACGTAAAAATGGAGCGTTCCGGATGTGGTAACCTCGCCGGAAAACGTTACCGATCCTGCTGACGGTGTTGCCGTCGCTTCGAACGTCGGGATAGCGTAGATAACGCCAGAATATTCCTGGGCTAGCCACGCAATCCGCTTGGCAAGATTAAAGCCGCGACCATAACGGCCGCCGGCTTGCGCCGCGTTGGTTACCGGCTCCAACGCACCCTCGGTCAGTCCGTCTTCGAGGTCCGGATCCACCGTGCCGATAACAACGACTTTTCGCGGTAGAGCGGTACCGCCTGCTTTGAAGTTCACGTTTTCTATCGATGCGCCAGTCGCATATGCTCGCGTTGATGGTCCAATCATGGTCTATCTCCTATTCTTCCGGCTCGGGCTCGGGCTCAGGTTCGGGCTCGTCCTCGGGCTCGTAATTCTCATAAACGCCGGCTTGTCCGTCCGGCTCTTCGTTTAGGTTTAGTGTTAAATCTATCTCGGTTAGTGGCTCTAAATCTTCACCGGCAATACTTTCGGTAAACCGTATCGTCATCGCCATTACCGCCTGGGATATCAGCAATTCCCCGGCATAGTCCGGCTTTTCTTTCGTTATTGCATCTATCCAGCGACTACGCGCAACGCCTGGATCAAGACCCAGGTCGATATCCTTCGGCGTAAACAAGATTGTAAAAACGTACCCCATAAGCGTATTGAGCGCTTGATCCGCGAGTAGTCGCGTGTTTTGCAATGCGGTCATTGCCGCCGCGCGCTCGCCTTGCGTAGAGTCCGGATCGTTCAGGGTTTCAAGGTCCGCTTTTGCGCTCGACGCTATCGACAATTCGATATTATAGGTTGCAACGAACGTGAAGGGTCCGTTAAGCCCGCTGCTTGATTTCGGAATAGTAGCGGATTGAAAATACACCGCGACCGAGGCGTTTTCGTTTCGGATCGCTTCCGCGTTCTCGGGCTCGTTGTTATAGCCGCATACCCGGAATTGACCGTTTGCGCCGTTCCCTAATAGGTCGGTCAATGCCTCTTGAACGGTTTCGAAATTCATGGTCATTCTTCGTCCTCCGATTGCTCGACCTTCGTCAATCGAAGCGAAACGATACCAAGGCCCTTATCTGTACGTGGCGGTTTGTCGCATACGTAATCCTCTAAATCAGCGGTCAAGCTAGGCGTTTTCGGTATGCGTACGAATAGCGGCTTTGTCGGATCTAGCTCTTGACTCAAGCTGCTACGCCGTAGCGTTACCGCTGGCCGTCCGGTCCAAAGCCCGTCCGCGTCCTGAGTATTGCTCACGACCTGCCCGGATAGTTCCTGTATCTCGCCATCTGGATAGGTAAGGAAAATAGGCAAAGCAAATAGATCACGATCCTCTAATGAGGTCGCTAGTACTTGCTCTGCCCGTTCTCGTAGGTTGGTCATGATAAGGGAGCGCGGGGGAAAAGAAGGAAACCCCGCGCCTCTAAATTACTTCGCGCAACTCGTTAGGGTTACGATCGAATCGGTGTGGAACGGCGCGTAAACAAACGCGCTCTGTGTGCGGAGTTGAAGGCTCTTTCGATCTCCGCTAAAATACGCGTCGTGATAGATGCTTCCGGCCGGGGTTAGCGCGAGGTTCGGCGAGGGAAGCCGCGATAAATCGGGGTTCACTCCGAGCACTTCGCTATAGATGTTCTGTTCAGTCGGTCCCATCGGGAGCATCTCGGGTGGTCCGATAATCAAATCAAACCGCGTCTCGCTGTTCGCGAGTACCGTTGTTTTCGCGTCCATGTAGTTTACGAAATCGCCGTCATCGTTGATGTATCCCTGGTTGCAAACGAAAATTTCGAGACGGTATCCGTCCTTCGTAATCGCGCGACCAAGATAGGTGAAGCCACCGGGGCCGGTGAATCTCGCGAGGTTCGCGGGAACGCCGTCCATAGCAAGGCGGATAAATCCGTAGCTTCGGATATCGGCAACGTCGGCCATGGCATCCACAAACGCCGTTGCGCTATAGGGGTCCATTATCGCCATGTTTGGAATCGTATGACCGGCCACTTGAGCTTGAACACAAGCGGTAGAGAAATCGGTCAAAGGAACGCCGTTGGTATCGTCCCACTGGTCAACGCACGCAAACGTGTTGTCAGTGCTTCGGCAATAGTCGATATAATCATCGTCGATTGCGCTACCAAGAATGTAAGGTTGCCGCCCTTCCTGAATGGCTCTCGACGCGAGGTATTCGTTAAGCTGCAAGGCTCGCCGAACATGCTCAACGTATAGATCCGACGCCTTTGACCGCATTCTTTCGATGCGCGTCTTTTCGCCGTACGGGTTTTCACCTGCTACGCGAAATAAAAGCTCGCCAGCGCCTAGCGCGCTAATGTCCTCGGACAAAGGGAATTGCCGCGTGGTGTTCGTATATTTCCCGGCAACGGGCCGTTTCTCGTCTAGGCTAAGACCGTTCGGGCTCGCGTTGCCACGTCGAACGAGCTTCGCCATTGACGAAACGCCCTTTCGGATATCGACCGAAAAAGCCGATGCGTCGGGAGCGTACTTCGGTCGTGAATTTGCCCAGAAGGCGCGAAATCCGGTCGGGATTCCGGCCATGTCGAGATCTGAAAACATCTCGTTAAAAAATATCGAGTATGCCGATTGAGTTGGAGGGGTTGCTAAATATTGGTTAGCCATGATTTAAATCTCCTATTAGCTGTTCTCAAAACCGTCAACGTTCACAACGTCGCCGGAATATGCGTTTAGAGCCTCGTTTAGCGCCTGCTCAAGCGTTTCGTCCATGCGCTCCGCGTCGTCAAAGGCCACTTCGGTTAGCGCGTTGGGAACGCCAGTGTCACCAGATGAAGGGTCGGCGTGCGTATGCTCGTTATAGTCGGACACGAGCTGGTCGAGTTGCGTTTTTAGCTCGGCAAAGTTGACGCCTGAAATCGTATCATCGAGATCAAGCGAGTTTTCGAAGACCAACTTGTTTTTGTCATAAACAAAATTTCCGCCCACGATAATGCTATCGTTTTCAAGCGTTACGTCGCCCTCCGCAATATCAGCCGCCGCGATTTCCGGGCCGACATAGATACCGCGCGGTCTATGCGTCCCATCGATCGCGTCAACGTCGGTAAACGGTACCCATTTTTTCGACGCGGTAATATAGGAAAGCACCGTGTATGTAGCAAGCGGGGTCGCTCGCTCGGCATCCGTTAGCAGCGTGCCGCCTCTAAGTTTCGGCTCACCACTCAGGATAAACCCGGTTTGATCAATATTTAGAGTGATAGATTTTGCCATGATTACGCCCTCGCTTTCCGTGCAAGTTCAAGATCTTCGAGCGTGGTGATCTTGCCATTGGTCAAATATGTTGATTGGTTTAGTAGAGTCGGCTGAATCGCCGGGGTCTCTTCGAGCGCTGCCGCTTGCGCGACTTTATCCGCTTGTTTTTTCGCTTCGATCTGTTGATCCTCGTAGATAACAGCGGTTGTCAAAGCGTCTTCGGGCTTACCATTAGCTATGATGTCGATCGCCATAGACCGGACTCGTTCCGAATAGATTGTGTTCGTGGCAAACGGCAATACGGACTTCATCCGAACGGCCATTGCAGCTCTTTCGTTGGTTACGGCCTGGGCGCATGCCTCTTGTCTAATTGCATCTAGCTCGTACGTAGCGCCAGGATTCGCAGCCAAAAACTCTTTCAAAGTTGGCATGTCGCCTCCGTTGGTTATTGGTTCATTTGCAGCACTGGCACTATCGCCAGTGGAGAAAACTTTGCTTTCAGACCTTATCCCGTCTATCATTCCGACTTTTTCAGCATCGGCATTATTGAGCATTCCGCCCTTGCCAAAGGTCTTGGCGACTTTATCAACCGGGATACCGCGCCCCTTTGATATCGCTTCGAGAAATACCGCCTCGATATCGTTTAGTCGCTCGCGGATTTGATCGGTCAATCGCGCGTCATCGGTTGGTAGGTTTTTCAACGGGGCGTTATCCGACACGATCCGGACTTCTTTTATACCTGCCTTTTTATCAGCATCGGTCCAGTCGGTATACTCGGCATATACGCCGATCGATCCTTGCGTTGATAAGCCAGACGTCGAATAGATTTCGTTTGCGGCGCTTGCTACCCAATAGGCCGCACTCGCCATCATATCGCTATTCAGCGCAATTACTTCTTTTGACTTTGCTAAATCCGCGATCGCGTCCCACGCTTTTTCAAGTCCCGAAGATACAATACCGCCGGGGCTGTTTACGCTCAACGTTACGCGCTCGGCATCGCTCGCCTTGGCATCAGATACCGCGTCAATTATCTCTTGATACGTCGTGCCCTTAAACCCGAAGAATTTAGCGATCGGCGGGATCTCGTCGAGAAGAATCCCGGTTATGTTTATGTTCGCTATACCTTTTGACGTAGCCACACTTTGACGCGGGTTTGGTTCGTATTTCGCCGCGAGCAATAGCTGTTCATTCGTTGCGGAATTTATCTTCGATAGATACTCGCGCAAAAAGGCTTCATGGCATGCGTAGACTTTATACATTGTCGAGCCCTTTCGCCGCGGACTTATTCCACGGAACCGGGGTAAGCTCGGAAAGCTCACGGCGTAGCGCCGCGCGGTTTGTGGCTGCGTCGCTCCCGTTGTATTCTTGAGCAACGCGCTTGAGCGTGGTTGCGCCCATCTCGACGTAAAGCCTGTCAGCGTTGGCTTGTTTTTCCGGGTCAAGTTGCGGCAACGAATCGCCGTACCATTTATGGTTCGTCCACGCCGCGCGCATTTTTCGATCGGAATAGCCGGGGCATTCCACATCGCCGCGAGCTACGGCCGCGTTTAGCCATTGTATGAATAGAGGCTGTAAAAGGTCCGCTGTGATTTCAGCGCGCCAAACCTGCACGACTTTCCAAAATAATTGCAACTCGCCGCGCGATGCCGAATAGTTTTCAGAAAAAAGCATCTTGACGATCGACAGCGGTATCGATAGCGACGCCGAAACGTATTGAGCGATTGACTCGAAAAACGCCGGGAAAACAAGCGTTGGAGAGGTCTTCTTGACCGTCTCTAGCGTTTCGCCAGCTCCTAAACCAAGCAACCAAATCGCGCCGGGATGCCTTGTCGAATACTCGGGAAGCTCGCTATAGCTCGGTAACTGCGTATCGCTTCCAACTTGCGGAACCTGGGCAACGGTCGCATTCGTAATCGACGGCATCGCGGATAGTGCATAGTCGTCAAGCCCCGCGCCAGTAGACGGAGAATCGACGCTAGGCTTTACAAATCCGGCCATTTGCGATTGTGACGCGCTCGCGTAAAGCTCCGCCAGCTCGTAATCAGAAAGGCGGTTCGCCTCTTCTAAACAATGCGCGAGCCGAGAGATCCCGCGAGTCTGTCCGGCGAAGTCCGGCATATAGCCATGTAGAATCAACGGATCGCCGCCATATGTCGTAGCAGGTATAACCACCGTGGTCCCATCCAGCTTGCGGATATTATAACCGACCTCTTCGCCGCGCGGGCCGGTTATTACTCCATCATGACCCTTGCCTGAGTTGGTTAGGCCGGATACAACTTGATCCGGATCGATGAACCCAAATTTTATTTCATTCCCGAGATAGTGAACGCGCCCGAAATACTCGCCGTCTCGGTTTTCCATCGTGAGCGCTAGGCGTTGCGCCTGGTATCCGGTTAGGGAATCGTCGATTGAAAACTGATTCGACGCTAGCCATTTATCGAATTTGTCTTCGGTACTACGCCCCCATTCATCGAGCTGTTCCGGCGAGCGACCGAGAATTTTTTGATCGGGTATACATTCGAGGCGAAGTCCCGCGCCGATGATCAAATCAGATAGGCGCTCGACGATTGCGCGTAGCAATAGCGAGTCAAAACAGGCAACGCGGGCCGCGAGACGCGCACGGGTATGGCTTAATTTAATATCGGCAACCGAAGCAACTGGGCGGAATTTCGAGATGTTCCCGTAAAACGAAGGGGCGGAATACGGAAGGGCGGCCATAGCCGGGGCGCGCCGCTGAATAGCTCGCGGCGCGGGAGCGCTTGCTGACAACTCGGCCAGCTCCCCGTCATCCAATAACGGGTATGAACGCGCTGCTAGCGCGCCAGAAAAGCGCTTAAGCATTCCGCTGGATGACATGCCGGATAGCATTAGTCCCATTGATTCGCCTATACAGTTGGTCGATTTCCGCCTCTAAACCCCTGATTTCTTTTCTTACCTCATCTAGTCTACGACGTGTTACGCGTTGAGAAGCCTCCCCGGTATTAAGCTCGAAGCTACTAACGCTTTCATATTTTGCTTCTTCGGCGTAGAGAGATTCGAGCACGGCTTCTTTTTGGGTAAGCCGAGTGGTTAGTCTCTCGTATAGAGAACGAAGCATTAAGAAAGATTGTGACTTTTACGTAAAGCCTGTAAAGCGTTTTTTCATCGATCTCAATTATTTATATGCGCTAGCGCATATTTATAGTTGCTAGCGCATATAAGGGGTGTTATCTTTCGAGTATGAAGATTTGGTGCCGCAAGTGCAAAGAGGATAAAGACATCGAAGAGTTCAATTTTTTATACAAAGATCTTGATATTCGTTACCCAATTTGCAAAACGTGCCGCCGACGATCGGCTATTGAAAAGCAACTCGACTATGAACGGCGCATGAAGGGAATGTCGTTGACGTTCAAAAAATGCCGCTCATGCGGCCAGCTCCTATCCCTTACGGCGTTTGCCGTCCGCCGCCGTAGCCAAGATGGACGCCAACCGCATTGCCGCCGATGCCTGAGTGCAAAACATGCCGAAAAGCAAAAGCTATCCACTGAATTGTAACGTTATCTCACGTCCGGATTTCGCCGCGCTCATCGGCGTTACTGACCAACGCGTGACGCAATTGGTCAAGGCGGGAAAGCTTGACCTGTACGACGGGGGCGTGGATTTGGACGGGACCAACTCGCGCGCGACGCTTGAGCATTACAAGCGCAAGGCCGCGAAGTTCGATAATGAAAGCGATTCGACGAACGCATTGAGCAGAATCAAAACCCTTGAAGGTTTGACGATAAACCAGATAACGCAACTCCACAAAGACGACATAGCTAAGATAAAGCTCGCGCTCGATTCGCAGCGGATAGAACAGGAAATCAAAAAGACGCGAGAAACCCTCATAGATCGCGATTATGTGACGCGGGTTTTTCACCGGTTCTATACCATCCTAGATCAAGAGTTGAAACCACTCGGGGAGCGGATAACGGCCGAGGCGCTAGGCGTGCTGAATATCGATATCGCAAGCAACGCGACCGCCGCCGCAGAGCATACGAAACTTGTGACGTCGAATGTTTACAAGACGCTAACCCATGTCAAGCGCCTATTTAACGAGTCGTTAGATAAAATAAATGCCGATAAAATCACATAAGGATTCTCAGTTTATAGAGTCTTTGATTGGCAATTTCGACACCGAGCAGCCCGAAACGGATATACTGAAATGGATTGAAGGCCGTCGCGTTATGCCGCCTGGCAGTCCATTCGCCGGTGTTTTCACAAATGACCTAACCCCGTATTTTAAAG